GTGCAGTTTGGGCCAACTTCTTTGTTGCCATCTTCTTGATCATCGGGATCTCGCGACCACCAAGCAAAAGGAAATTACCAATATATTGGGTGGCTACTTGACCAACGAAGCCTGTGACAGCCTTGTCAATTTCAAAAGAGCGTGGAATGGCAGTATCATCTTCCTTCTTTTTGAGTATACGCTCTGCTTCCTTGAGAGCACACAAGCACATAAGAGGAGTTCTTTTACACGTACTACATTTAGGTGACAATGGTGTGGAACTGCATCGACAGAAGCCGGGAAGAAGACCACATGCACACAACTTCAATTTGACAAGAGAATTGTTGTATTGCAGATTGGCGGTTTCAGCTTTCATGTGAATAGCAGCGGCTGTGGAAATAACTTCGAGGAAGGTGGAAAGTTTCATTGCACTACAATCGACAGGTTTACCGTCTTGAGTGACACCCTTATAGGTGATGAATTTGTATCCAGTCGTGCCATCGGTTCTCTTGAAAGTGAAGACTTCTTCAAGTGTGAAAGTCCAAACATCATCCGGAGGAGAATGCAAATCACGATGTAAGAGATTTGGGTGTTTATTGTTGAGCATTACAGAGTCTTTCTTTCTATAGGGCTCATTGACAACCATGGTCACATGCAGAAAACATCGAAGAATAGATTCAGGACAATTAGAATATAATTCACAGTCCATAGTCTTTTTGTTAGTAGTAGCCCAACAGAAATGAGGACGAGGGCGAACGCGACTCTTTTGAGTGACATCAGACATTTCGGCAATGGCTTCAGTGGGATTGACATACTTCTTCATTGGTACAGTATGATTGAATTGAACAGTACCGAACCTGGGGTTAGCAACATCATCAAAGCCAATAGAATCTGTATCAGAACGAGCTTGATCTTCAAATCTTGACTTCATGTCGAGTTGGACACATCTTTCAGGGTCATAAATCCTACCCATTGCACTGAGTGCAGTCTTAGTTAAAAGAGTTGTGAGAGTAGATTTACCAATTGAGGAATCACCAAAAAGACTTATGGCGAAAGGTGTTATGCGCAGTGTGGCAGAGCGTTCGGATTGAATCAACTTTTCGTCAATTTTGGAAAGCTCAACCAATTTTAGGTGCAATTCATGTCCAAGCCATCCATCATAAGAAATGGCTTTCATTCTTCTGCATTGTTCAATTAGCTTACGTACCTTATTCTGGAAAATAGGTTTGTCAGCTTCAGGGAGATTACCATTAGCAGCAAGTGCTTTTTGGGTCATCACTTCTGTGTAATCAGTTTCAAATTGCTGAATCGTCTGATCCTCGAAAAGAAGAGGTTCAAGAGATCTTTCTTTGATGCATCTGTAACCAGTGGTCCAGAAGTAATCAATCGTTTTGATAACTGCTTCCATGAAATCGGAGCAATCGCGCATATCGCACCATGGGTTGACGTTGAGAATCTGGAAAGTCCCAAGAGTCCATTTGTATCCCTTGAATTCTGAGACAATCATTGAAGCAAAACCGGAAATAACTATATTGATATTATTCAAATTCTTGTTCCTTTTAAGTATTGAGAACTTCTTTGAAAAATCAGTCAAGAAAAATGGAGTGGGTTCATGTTCAAATGCACGAGGGATGTGTTCTTCTTCTGCGTCTTGAAATTGTGAAAAATCTGCGTCGCAGTCTTCGTTAGTAAAGGAAGAAGTGAGGTCCATAATCATTTCTGCTATGCACTTGTCTTTGACATTCATCTTGAGACAAGCGATGCAAGCAACGAGAATGTCGGCAAAATTGCGGGCATTGTAAACCTGATAGGAGAAGATGCCAAAAGATTCAATTAGATTGATCCAGGGCATTGCTTCTTCTTTTTGAATTTCGGACAAATTGGATATTTCTTTGAGAATACGGGCATCAAAAGAGAAAGATTCATTGGAACGAGGTTTACACATGCGGCTTTTATAGCCAGTTTTATTTTGACGGCGCTTCTTACCAGAAGAGGCATCATAGTTGGGACCATGCTTCTTTGTAAAGTTGATAGAATTGTATTCTTTCAAACTTTCGTGGATTCTTGGATCAAGACGTTTACGGATGGATTCACCAAGCAATTTACGTGCATGGTAATAGTGTTCAGTTTGTTGTCTTGTTGGAGTGAGATTGTGCTGGAGAAGGTCATCATATTGAAGAATAGTGCCGTGAATCCAAGCTTCTCTCACGGGATGGATACCCTTTACTTTAGGGTTACACTCCTTTGCAATTGGAGCGGTAGAACATTGGCCTTCCTCGATTGGAGGAAGGGTGGCAACGTTGGATTCTTGAAACATGCGGGAGGTTTTATCACTCCCAAACAGGTCTCAAGAAACTAACATGCAACTGCATATTAATTTCCGGAGAAATCTGCGGATGGGGCGTAGTACAGAATAAACTGTTTTTAGCCTAGCCATACGTCCAAATACTATATGCTAAAGTAATGGATAAAGCTAACGTGGTAACAAGAAACTCACCGGTAAATATCCCCGCGAATTAACGCGAAGGAAAATGAAGTTCATTACGCTTCTGAGATAACGGATATGTAAAAAGCCCACGCCTCTCCATAGGACAG